CTTGATGAAGAGCTTCCCGGGCGCATGCTGCCGACACCCAGCAAAGGCACAGTGACTAGGCTGGAGCTGTACAAGGCATGGCATGACTTCATTCAAGAAGAAGCCGCCGACCCTGAACGCGCACAAAAGCACCTCGACCCAATCAAACCTGACTTCGAAGAGGTGGAGGACGGCGACCTGTCCTTACTCGCCGAGGTACAGGGAAAGATCCATGACATCGAAGTGATGAACTATCAGACGCTCGGTGACCTTGATGCCCTGAAGCAAGAGAGAGATGCCTTAAAGAAAGAGCTGGTCAAGAAGTACAGCCGCTCTATCACTAACGGCAACATCTCGATTCAGGTCATACAGAAAACACCTCCGGTTGATTACCGAAGGGCATTCGACTTCCTTGGCGGGGAACAAGCCCTGCTCGAGAAAGATAGCTCGCTCGAAACTTTTAGACGAGCGAACAATTCACTTCAGTCCTCAATCAAATTTGGAGAAGACTAATGCAAAAGAAACCTACTGCCTTCGAGGCAATCAACGCCGGTAAGGGGCGCCTTTACCCGCTAGATCGAGAGAAAAAACTTGAGAAGTACAACAAGCTCAAGCAATACGGCTGGTTCCAAGAGCTAGGCAAAGAGCAGCAGGCATTGAAGATTCCAAGCTTCGATGGATGGTTAAAGATCGATCAGGAAATGATTGATAAGTTGCAGGGTGCCCTTGATATCAATCACGGCAACCCATTCAGGTACAACCTAGAGGTCGCTGAGCAGAAGCGCGATGGCGAAGTCTCTCAGTTAAACATTGAGTTCTGGTTGCCCAACAAGCCATCAAACAATCCAGCTCCCGCTGCTGCCCCGGCTCCACAACAAGTTGACCTCCCAGAGGACGACATTCCTTTTTAAAAAGGTATAGGTATGGGTTTACGGGTAACACGAGCAGTCGACAGCATTTTGTATGGCGGCAAGGACATCGATCCTAAAAGTCCCGAGACCACTTACGAGCACAAGATTTGGGTTCGTCGGGTCCGGGACCATAAAGGGAAGCAAGATTGCCTGCTGAACATCATCTCTGATGACGGCTGTGTTGAACAACTTATGACTGTTGGGGGTGAGGCACTAGAAATTAGCCCCACAGTCACCATCTCTCTAGTAGGCATTCAGGAGTATTGGTACAAGCCTGATGACTACTGTGAGGAATGCGGGCGAGGCGACCCAATTAAGACGCGGGTCGTGCCACAAGCGCGGATTTTGGTAGAAGCGCCAAGGTCTTATGAAATCATTCGTAACAACGCTAGGAGTAAGCAGAAACGATGAGTGACCAAACTATTAGTATCGACGGTAAGTCGTACAACTTCGCAGAGATTGGAGAGCGACCACGCCAGATGCTGGCACTCGTTCAACAAACAAATCAATCAATCCAGATTCTTGCACCCCTGATCGAGGCAGCTCGTGCGGGCGCAGATGCAACCTTGTCTGACGCCAAAAAACTTCTGCCCGAACCCCTCCCTCAAGAGGCGGAAGAGGTGTCCGAAGACTAGGTTGTTAATTAGTCCTCGGGTTTACCCTTTCCCGAGTTCCTGACTGGCTTGGCACACCAGCGACTAGAAACGTGCTGCCCTTTAGAGTGGGCCCTTGTGATTTGGGGGCGGAAACGCCCCCTTTTTTTTGCTAAGGTTAGCCTGCGGTGCGGGGCTTCATACACATGGAGAGTTTTATGAAGTTCAAAGATGTAGCAGAGCGTTACTTAAAAATAAGAACACGACGAGGCAACGAGAAAAGTCGAGCGGCAAAGCACGCGATCAATCAGATGGTCATTCGCTGGGGTAACAGAAATGTATCCACGGTTAGGGCCAAAGATATAAACGATCTGCAGGAGGAGTTGCTCTATGAGCAAGGACTCAGCAATGCCAGCGTTAACACGTACTTAAAATACCTGCGGTTGTTACTGTGCTATGCACGCGACAAGCTTGAGGTGATTGAGAACGTGCCTTCGATTAAGACCTTGCCTGAAACAATGAAGGAGTTGTATTTAGATCCTCAACAAGTGCGATCCCTATTGCGATGGTTAGATCCACTGAGAGCCGACATGGTGGAGTTTGCTTTGTGCTGCGGACAACGCAACAACAATGTGCGAACACTGCGCTGGTCTCAGATAAGCAAAGACAGGAAGTACATGTCGATTGAGTCTACCGAAACAAAGAATGGCAAACCTGCACTGATCCCCTTGAACGGTGACGCTAGAGAAATATTGCGAAGGCGTGAGCTGGCACAAGAGGAATTGGTTAAGAGACGACCGTTCTTGAGAGGCAAGATTGACTGTGTCTTTGTTCAGGATAACGGTAAGCCGTTCAGCCGTAGCGCGGTCTGTAATAAGACTTGGCGGAAGGCTGTGGACTTAGCCGGACTACCGAAGGGGACAAGCTTCCATACACTGCGACACACGTTTGCTACTTGGCACTTTCAAGCACAGACGGACACTCGCGAACTGATGGAGATTGGTGGATGGCGTTCGATTAATTCGTTACAGCGCTACACCCACATGAACAACCTTCACAAGTTGGAAGCAGCGAGTCGCATTGAGGGCATGTTGCGAGCGAACTGAACCCTGATTTTGGGTACGTCGCACAAAACAAAAAAGTCGAAAGTTGTACACTGGATGGGTTCAAGCCCTTCAGAAACGAAAAACCCCTGAGAAATCAGGGGCTTAGAGAGCTTGGAGCGGGAAACCAGATTCGAACTGGCGACCTGTACCTTGGCAAGGTAAACCTACGGTTTTCCTTATAAATCAATAACTTAGAGAAGCCTCGAACCGCAACGATTTCTCTAATGAGTTGAACCTTTACGGTCTTACTGACTCGAATCTCTTGTTGTATTCATCGTACAGGCGCTCCTCTTTCTCAGCGATTGCCTGTAGTCGCTTCCACCTAACCATCGAATCAATGACCTTGTCATCGTACAAAGCTTTCTTCTCCTTCCTAAGATCTCGAAGCTGCTTCTCGATTGCCTTATGTGTCACCTCAAACTGATACAGCCGTGGACCAAACCGTTGCTGCAGGTTTCTACGGTCAGTTGGTGTCGATTCTTTGTACTCTTTTCTGTACTGCTGATAGTCGCCACGATTACTGTAGAAGGTGACTCGGTCTGAGTACTCACTAGCCATAGGCATGAACGTACGAAGGATCGGCACATCCTTCGGCAGGAGATCAGGTTCCTCTGAGGCCATCTTCATCACAGTATCTGAAGAGTCATCCAAGAACCGGCCAACACCGCCCATAAGGAACTCATAGAAGTGCATGATTCGCTCAGGGTTTAGGTCAATTGCTCCGCTGCGATACTCACTACCGCCCGATATGTCATTTAGGAACTCAGTAACCGCTGTCACACCCTCGTTTGTGCCACGCTTAGACGCATACGCTGCAGGCCTCTCTACCATTAGAGGGTTCTGTGGGATCGTCACGTTCGAGCCAAAGAAGTTGATGTTGGCAATCTGCTCGATAGCCATGTCTCCAATATCTGGACTAAGGAAGAACATGCCTTTTAGGATTGCGCTTTCGATCAGGTCTCTATCGTCTCCTGTGGCGTGCAAGCTCATAGGATTGAAGTGATGATCGATCGATGTAGCGAGGTCAACGGATACCTGTTCTGGTGTCTTGATACCCATCACCATCTCAGCGCCAAAACGACCAATGTTATCTAGCAAGCCATAACCATACGGCATCGGCATCGCGTAACCTTGACGGCCATCAGTAAAGACCATAGCGGTCTTCATCACGTACTCGTTGTAATCAACGTAGTTTGACTCGCCGTCATCGTCTTCACCCGCAAACGAGATGTTTGCCAGCGTTCTCGCAAACCCAAACATCACCATGCTTGCTGCAAGTGTTTGAGCTTTACTGACGCCTCCGTCTTTCTTGCCCCGGGTAAGCGCCTTAATGATGTTGACGTTACCCTGAACAGCGGCATTGAAGAATAAGTACAAGCTATCAATGGCGGAGCTGTATTCACCCTTTCGGTTGAAGTTAACTGTCAGATCTTTAGCAAGAGTTGCTGCGTCTGCACGCTCAACGCCGGCCTTTCTGGCCTCAATGTATGTCGCTAATCGGGCTGCGTTCTCTGTCGTTTGGTTAGCATCCTCAACCCAATCAAACATAGGCCGTAACTTATTGATGCCCTTAGCCTTCATGGTTTGCCCCATGATGGTCTCGAACCTAGCTTGCTGCTCTTCCAAGGACTTGGCTACGGAGAGACCGGTAGGTGCTCCGTCCTCGATGTACTCCTTGGCGTACTGATCGTACTCTCGAGCTTCATCCGTCTTGCCTTCAGCACCACGTCTGGCTCTGTAGAACGCCTTGAGAGAGGGCATGTATGACTTGCTTACCTTGCCTACAAGGTCAGTAGCACCCTCAAACTTGCCTTCAAGCCGGCCACCTTTTGCGTCAAGCTCTGAAATAGCAAAGGCTAAGCCAGTCTGAATATCCCGTAACGGGTTAACAAGTCCCCACGATGGGTTGTAGTTGATCAGCATATTGCGGCGGAAGTTTTGAAACCTCTGCATGGTGGTCAGAGCCTTGTTCATGAAGTCAACTTGGTTGTTGAACATGCCTACGCCGCCACTTTGTAGCTGCCGGTTTAGCTCTTGATCTCTAACCTCAATGAAGAACGACTTGCCTCTACGCTTCACCTCTATGTACCGGGGTAGCCCATCGTCAGCACGACGCTCTGAACGCAGCTCTTGATTGCTTTTCATTTCAGAAGGGTTGTTGTCGCGTGGTGGTCGCACCTTCTGGTTATACACTCTCCAGTTATCAGGAGACTGGAACTTCTCAAACATCTTGAGTAGTTTTTGGGCGGTTCTATTTTTTTCCCCGCGCACAATTTTTTCTTCGGCATCCTTCATCGATACCGTTAGCGGGTTGACGGGTAGGGTTATCCGGCCTCTGGCCTTAAAGCTTTCAGAACCTTTAATGCTGAAGCCCTGTGTGCCGTTACCACCCTTCATCTCAAGACCTTCAGGGAATGCGGCAAATCCTTTTAGAGGAACATAGAATTGATAAGTGTCTTGCCAGTCCTCTCTGGTCCTGTTATCCAGCAAGCCCTGCTCAACCATGTTTTCTCGCATTTGTGTGAGCATTTGGTAGACGCGGTCTGCAATCCCTTCAAGAGAACTGGCCTTACCTTCTGACTCAGCAAGCTCAATGATTGCCTCTGCTTCTGTATCAGTAAGTCCTGACCCTTTTTCTTGATACTTGAATGGTGCAGTTTTGAGGACATCAAGTTTTTTCTTGATGAGGTTTAAATCGCTCTCGTCCTCGACGGTATCCATCTGCTCTTCAAGAGCTTGGATCTGCTGTTCACGCAGATCGCGCTCTTGCTGTGCAATCTTGGCGTTACGCTCTGGGGCGTGCTTGGCTAACAGATACAAACCAACCTGTTCTAAATCTACGTCAGCATCGGCAATCAAGTCTGCAATTGGCTTGACGTGCTCTTTCTCAAAATCATCTAGCTGCTTTTGAGCCTTGGAGTGCATGAGATTTTCATTGTCGTAAGCAGAAAAAGCAGAAGGCAATCGATCAAGCCCAAGGACTTGAGCAAATCTATTCTCAAGATCCTTTAATCTTTCAAGGCGATCGCTAAGCTTACGAGTAAGTCCTTTCGGCATTACCCTTTTAAGACGACTATCAACACTCTTATCTACAGTGTGATCGTCGTTAAGATTAAAGCTGACGTCTTGCTGGAACGGCTCATCTACCCGGATGTACTGAACGTCCTCGGCCGTGAATCCGTTAACATCATTCAGGTATCTACCGAATGCTGACTTAAGGCCGGGTGATGCGTCGAAGTTGGTGAGGCCATCCTCATCCTCAAACAACTGAATCATTAGGTCATCGATACGATCGAAGCCGAGATAGTCATCACGCTCTAGGGCTCTGAGTAGGCGCTTAAACTCCGGGCTGACAGTGAGGTCATCGATGTCAAAGTCACCGATCAGGTCTTCGTAACCAATGCCTGAATTCTCTAGGTCTTTGACCGCTTGATTGCGAGCTACGTCTCGTGCAAGGCCGCTCTTGTAAGAGGGGACACGCATAGGCAGCGGCGATTCTTCCTGCTGGCTAGCAGGACCAGCTTCGCTCCATGTCCAGTCAGGCATGAGTCCAGCTTTCTGCTCAGCAAACACCGTGTCTAACACGGATGCGGTTTGGTTTGTCTCGCCGAAGGGCCCGTAGTTTAGCCAGCTGTTTTGACCGCGGGTCTCCGAGGTTAAAGCTGCTAGACCGGGGCCGGTAAACAAGCGAGCATGCGCCTGCCATGCATTCTCCTCGCCACGAGCCCGGAAGCCCGCACCTTCAATGCCATGGCCGAATGCATCATGTACTGCCCGGAACAAGTCATTACCCGTAACAACTTGATCGACACCGTTCTGGTCTTTCCAGCGCAGCCCGGTATCAACTAGAAGCGGGTTGTCATCAACGTCGCCATCAGTGATGCCTTCGGTGCCGTACCCATCGTACGTGCCATAGACAGCCATGCGCTGATTGTTGCGGAGATCCCGAATGGCATTCCATGGGTTTCCGTCGTAAGGATCGGTCTCACTATCAAAGAACGTGAACTCGTAACCAGCATCGACTAGGACGTCGTACTGAGCACGGGTCTGTCTGATCAGATCGTCGTATGCTTCTTTGACCGCGGGGTCTTGTGGGTTGTGCTCCATCTCGTCATACGCTTGCGCGATACGAGCGGCACGCTCAGGACTTACTTCGACGTAGGTTTCTTGTCGAGAGTATGAGATTCCATTTTGCTCAGCATATTCTTCTGCTGCTGCGACAACTCTGGGGTCTGGGCCCGTCGCGTTCTCGATGACCGGAGCACCATCAAGCGTCGTAATGCCTCCGCTTTGTAGCCGCTCTGCTCTGTCTCTAATTCGTTGTTGTCTTTCATTTGCAACTTCTCCAGTGATTGGCTGCTGCGGCTGACGCATTGCATCAACCTGCTGATCTTGAGGCACTGTATAAGTTGGAACGCCATCCGTACCGATAGCTTCTTCAAGCAATCCGTCCGCCAGCATCTCATCAATCAGCTCGACAGTAGGATTATACCCCTGACGAAGCTCTAGCTGAATAGGTGATTTTCCCTGAACCTCACCCTGTGAGGCTACAAAGTCTATTACCTGTTGCCGTAAAAGTCGTCCAGCAGCGTCCCCGTCGTCAGGTTCGGCCTGTTCTCCCAGCTCCTGATCGGCTTGCCCCGTGTCAAGGCCATCTCCGCCAACTCGTTCAGTTCCTCCATCGACTTGAACTTCTGGGCTTCCCGAGATGGGAGGTGCCCGAACTTGTCCCGGTACTGCTGTAGCATCGGTGGAAGGGTTGTCTGTTTGATCTTGCGTCTGTTCACTAGTGATATCCTCCGCTGTAAGTGTTGGATTATCTCGCAGCGATTTGATCAGATTGTACGCCTTTGGCGCCTTTTGTTTAAGAAGCTTTGGGTTTGCTGTGAGCATGGCGCCCAGCTGAGCAAACACTTCTCGCTGAGTTGCCCTCAGTATTGCCGGTCTGTCCTCGGGCGCAGCGTCATTCAGCATAGCTTCAAGGTAGTTGAAGGGGTAACCGAAACGCTTGCCAAGATCTGTGCCATTCTCCCAGTTGCCGTATAACTCATCGACCACATCGCCAAGCAGCATGTCTGGCAAACCGTCACCATCAACGTCAGCAAACTCCATAGCGAAATCGGGGAGGGTGTCAGAGTAGCTTTGCTCACTGTCAGCTGAGTGCCATACCTCGTGCGCCATGGCGAATCGATTGACTCGAGCCGCTTGATCACTCGACAGACCTTCGGTGAGCTGCTCAGTGTTTATTCCTACCGCACCCGACTGAGGGAAGTAGGCAGCCACAGCATCGTCAGGAAGGTCTACATTACCTTCGATAGCATAGGTTCCGGTCACTGACTCAATGTGCTGCCGGGGTACACCTCGATCAACTAGGTCTAAGTAAATCGACATAGTCTCTTCGAGCTCTGGTACATCAAGCGGATTACGAGGGTTGTCGTAGTGATCAACCAAAGACTGCAGGGTTACTGGATCCTCTGCCTCATCTCTGTTGTTAACAAGAGGATCACCACCACGAGCCGGTGTAATAGTCTTAAGCAGGCTTGAGAATGAAATGGACTCTGGAACAAAGGTGTCGTCACCATTTACTTGTATCTTCTCCGAGCCCTCCTTTGCTTGCTGCTCAAGCTCGGTCTGCTTTTCTTTTAGAGACTGAGGTGTAGATACAGTAAATATAGGACCCTCAAATTCGACAGCACCGGGCTCCTTTTCAGGCTGAACTTTTCTGCGCCGGCGGCTAGCAATGCCTTGCTTTTCTAGCGATGACTTTGCTCTCTGCTGCTCTATACCATCTAGCTTTTCGATAGATGCCTGAACAGTTTCAATCGGTGCTATGTCATCCTGTACACCGTCAGCTATTAACTGCTTTTGCAGAGGGCCGGGGAGGCTACCTAGATAGATAGTGTTCTCTTCTGGCTCTAGGGGCATCTCTCCTAGTTCAACAGTTTTCTCTTGCTGAATATCAGAAATGATTTCTATCTTGGGGTTTAAAACGTTTTCCCCGTCAATCTCAATGTAATCTCTTTTACCGCGATCATTCTGACCCTGATACTCAAGGTATACCCCTCTTTTACCTGTTCTTTTAGATACTTCCTCTCTAATAATTGCGGGTTCTTCGCTTACGGTTTCGCGAGTCACTCCATCAATTGTTTCTTTATTGGTTACTTTGACTGTTACCTGCTGACCAGCAGCAAAAGAACCTGTGTTTTCTTGGGGGGTGTTATCTGTTTCCGCGGCCGCTTTTTTTGCCGCACGCTTGGCCTCAACCATCTTGCCAAGACGGTCATCGTAGTCAGCCGGGTCAAACTTGGGGCGAATACCTTCAACGGTTCCACCGATTACACCACCGCCGATAAAGCCTGCAGCCAGTGAGTTTATGTACAGCGACTGAGCATTCTCGCCAGCCATGATCTCAAAAAACTCTTGCTGCTCTGACTCAGGTAGGCTCTCGTTTGCCCACGCTACTGCAGCACGACCCATAACTTCCTGAAGCGCTTCGATACCACCCTCGGCGCCGGCAGTCTTCGCTGACTCAGTAATGATTCGACGCACTACGCCACGATTGTCACTGAGCTGCTCTGCGATTGCCGTTCGCAACCCCTCAGGAGAGCGGTCCGGGAACAACTTTTTAAAGGCTCGCATGGGCACGCCTACAGAATCTAGAGCGCCTTGGGCTACACCAACAGTCAGTGCCGCAACAGGATCTAACTTGCCTGTTTCGGCCTCAATCTCTGTGAAGTTTTCGCCAGCATTCATGCCGATGCTGTACAGGGCAGAGCCACCGATTGCAGCCCGTTGAGGTATCTTGCCTAACGCCTCTTGCTCGTAATCTTTGCGAAGCTTTTTCAGGGCGATCTTGTTACCCGCGTCTGCCGCCCCATCTGTTACTGCTTGCTGAACCCGTGCGTCGATCGATTCCTTAAGAACGTTCTTAGCGGCACCTTTGACAGCAGCCTTTGTTGCAATTCCAGCCAGACCCCCACCAAGAAGGTCAGGCACAAGAGTGCCAAGAGTGTACTGCATGTAATCGAGACTATCGCCAAAGCTTTCAATGTCCTCCACACGAGTAACATTGCCGCCAAGAGCGTCTGCTTCAGACATCTTTTGATTGTAGTAATCCAAGCCATCGCGAACCCAGTCCTCATTGCCTAACACGGACCCTGCAAGTGCCTTAACGCCACCACCTAATCCTTGTGTCTGCGTAAACCCGGCTTTTACACCAGTGACAAAGTCGCCCGACTCGCTCTCACTTTCTTCGAGGTCTGTTACTTCCTGCTGTACGGAAGCGCGTTCTTCAGCTTTTTGCTGGCGCTGTAATGCACGATCAGATCGTTCTTGCTGACGAAGAAATAAGTCGATCGAATCATCGTCTTCATAGGATACTAATGGCATCCGACACTCCTATGAGTTGGCTTTAGATGACTATCTGTTTAGCTTTAAATTCTATTAGCTTCGCTTTGTTCTCGTCCGTGATTGATCCGTCCGGCTCAAAAAAGTCATTGAGCATTACAAGCTGCTGAGAGGAGAGGTCATCAAGCGAAACGCCAAGGAACTGTTCGATGTTTTGAGTGGCCTCACCGGAGATTACTTTTCGGCCACCTCGCATGGTCTTCGTTGTTTTTTGTCCTAGACCAATAGGCTGGATCTGACTTCTCAGCCCTTCTTTTACTTTGCTTACAAACGCGTCTGAACGCTCAATTTCACTGCGGACAGACCGGCCGTAGAGAAGGCGCTCCCGAACTCTTTCCCGAACAGATAGCACGTTGTTTGCTAGGTCTTGCGCGTCCTCACCTACCTGAACAATGCCACCAAACTTAGGTCCGTATTGACTAGTTAGAAGATCATCCATCCCGGCGCCTACAGTCTCCAGAGACTTAAGCTCTTCAATGATGGTCTCGGTCATTTTTTCTACTTGACCGTTAAATTCAGCTGAACCGCCGTGATCTCTTTTAATAAGACGCTCTTCAACCAGCTCCTTAAATCTAGGATTTCCTCTAAGCTCGGACATCATGGTTGATCGGCCCGCATAGGCCTGACCCGCCTCGTCCAAACTCACGGAGAATGGCGTACCGCCACTGCCGGTTCTGTTGTTTGTAAGGTCGGGATAGTAATATCCAATGGTGCCGTTTGCTGTTCGATACTTAACAGCCACCTTGGCCTTTAGCTGTCCGGGAGTAGCCTGTCCGCCCTGCTGAGCAGGGGCTCCAGAAGAAACCGTTACATCATGAACGTGAACATCAAGAATGGTTCCGCCTGCAGCGCTTGCTGGAGCCTGAGGAAAAGCATCCGCGGTTATCTTGCTGCCAACAAACTTAGCGTTGTTTACAGACAATCCTTCGGTTATTGCAGCTCGGACTCCGGGCGTTATGGCGCCGGGAGCTATCTCTTCACCACTCGCAATCTTAGTCATGACTCCGGTAATTTCTTGATTGTACTGGCTCATGTCTGGACGCAACGCTTTGCTTGGGTCATAGAACTGTGACCCAGACAACGCTTCGATAATCTCATCGACGCGGGCTGCATTTTGAGGGAGGGCTCTTTCTTCTGGAGACATTTCTGCTAGCCCGATTAGCTCGTTTGTGAGCAGAGCGTCTTCCTGTATTTTTTGTTCACGCGCTGCTTCATCACGCTCTGCTGCTGCAGCATCTGCAGCGGCTTGAGCATTTATGTCTGCTGTGTTTGCCTTAACACCCGCAGTGGCAGCATTGGTCTCTAAGACGCCCAGCTCTTGCGTACGCAGGTTATCGGCTCGGATATCTGCTTCGTTTGCGCGATCAGCAGCTAGGGCTGCAGCAGTCTCTGAAGCTTCGTTTGATCTTTTTTGCTCTGCGAGTCTGTCTCGCTCAATCCCGGTCTGATCAAGGCGATACTTCGCCATGTCCTCACGCTCTTGCTCCTGAATGTCTCGCAATCGACTCTTGTCGAAAGCATCAGACATGAGTCCAAAGCCACCTTGGAAACCTTCGGCAAATCCTGAGTAATTAGTAGCCATGCTTCCCCCTAGTCGAATAGCTTGTTAATTAGGTAAGCGGCACCTAAACCAATTGCGAGTGGCGCTGCTATAGCCGACAGTCCGGCGAGCATTGCTGATCCGCCGCCTGCTGCTGCACCACCTGCCGCTGCGCCTGCTCCAGCTCCTGCAGCGCCTGCTCCAGCTGCTCCACTTGCCGCTGCTCCACTTGCCGCTGCTCCACTTGCCGCTGCTCCACTTGCCGCTGCTCCACTTGCCGCTCCAGCACCAGCTGCACCTGCTGCTGTGCCTCCAGCGGCCGCTCCACTTGCTGCAGTAGTTGCACCTGCTGCACCACTCGCAGCTAGGCCACCGCCAGCTCCTGCTTGAGCACCGGGGACAGCAGCAGCCAGCGCCGTGCCGGCTTTACCAGTAGCTGCAACATTGACTCCCGGTGCTGCAGTGCCGAGAGCCGCTGTTGTTTTGGTTACTGGCGCAGCTACAGCAGGTGACATGCCGCCACTTAAGCTAGCTGCTTTAGTGGCTTTGTATGCTTCTAGAGCCTTAGGAACCCCTGCAGAGGCACCAATGCCCCCAAAGGTTCCGTACATAGACATTTCTTGCGCTTGCTTTGCTTGCTCAAGAGCGATCCGTTGCTGGTTTTCTTGAGCCTCAAGTTTCGCTACTGCGGACATGCCCTCTTGAGCACGCCTTCTAAGGCCGAAGCCAGTGCCAATGATTGCCATTATCTGCCCACCTGTTGCGCTTTAGAGGTGATTCCACCCATGCCACCCAGTAATGCTAGGCGTCGGTCTGAATCACGCATTCTCGTTGCATTGAGACCGCCAACCAATGTGGAGGTCATTGTGTTCTGATCCAGTTGCTGAGCGTCAACACCGTAACGTGCTGCATCTCTGTTCATGGTTCCCTGAACGTTAAGGCCCGACTGTGCCACCGCGTCTCGGGTTCGTTGAAGATCTCCTTCAAGTGCCTTTGTCCCTGTCGCAGTGATTTCGCTCGCCAAAAAGTTTTCGACTGGCGCGAATCGAGTCAGGTAATCTTGCGTTTGTGCCCGAATCAGGTCTGCAAAAAGCTTGTCGCCGGGATTGTCTTGTGGTCTCAAGCCGCTGTAACGATTGGGATCGATAGATGCGTAGGGATTACCCATGCCGCCGGCATAAGTAGGGACGCCTCGATTAGTGCCGTCTGGGTTAGGAAAGAAGAAGTCCTGCACTTGGTTAAAGTTTACATTCCCGGACTGCTGCAACCTCTCTAAAAAACCTCCAAACATACTTTAGCCTCCGTATCCCTTAAGACCATATGCAGTCCCTGCGCCCATGCCGGTCACGGTTCCGGCTACATTTCTAAGGCTACTGGATGCACCAAAGTCACGGTCTCTTTGTGCCGTAACTCGGTCCATTTGGTTTTGAGCAAGCTGCATTTGCCCTGACATAGAGTCAGTCGCTAAGCCTTGTCCCATCTTGACGATGTTCGCTAGGCCCTGATAAGCCTGATCTGTATTGGTCAGGCCAGCATCGCTCATGGCTTGACCCATGCCTCTGGCTTGAGCAGTTCTTAGTGCAGCAGATTCGCCTTGATAGGCGCCCATAGATGGGTCTAAACCTCGCTGCATCATTGCTGCATTTTGAAAGTCAGACATTCCCTCTTCATATGCGCCGGCCGCCTGAGTAGCTGCTCGACCTATGGAAGAGTCGTAATTCTGATCGCTGAACTGATTCAACGTGCTTTGAATGTACTGATTCTCAAGGGGGACAAAGATCTCTCCATAACGCTGAAGAGAAATGGCTGCTTGTTGTGCAAGCGCCTCCTTGCTTTCTAACTCTTCGGGTTTTCCGCCGCCGCCGCCACTCATAGCTCACCTATAATCGTTTATTGACTACACTGTATTTGAACTGGTAACCAAAGCCCTGAGCTAGGTTGACCAACCCCTCATGGGGTGTCCAAATCTCAATCGATTCATGCCCGGTATTTCGGGCTAGGGTTTCTAATTCTTCGGCGTAAACTGCTGCGCTCTCTGGAATAGGGTCGTATGCTATCCAGATCAGCAACTTACTGGCCTTCCGAAAAGGAATCGGAACGCTTTGAAGTACGCAAAACCCAGTAGTCGTCCGTGCGGGGTCTACCATAAGGTAGCTATCACCGTTTACACATGAAGCGTAAACGTCTTCTGGTCTCCAGTCTGGGGCCACATCCTCGTGGATATCCAGCAGACCAGCTTTAATGACATCCCAATGTTCTCGGATGTCAGCAAACTCTAAAGCCATTTTATATCACCGATACATAAAAATCTAAAGAAATCAACCATTAACGTTTTCTAAATACACTATTCTGGCTTGGGGTTTGCATCTTTCACTTCCTTTATAAAAGTGTAGAAGGCCCCCGTCTTATCTAGAGACCCGGCATTGATGTCGTGCCAGATCTTATCGAGCTGATCTTCTAAGCCTCCATATTGATTTCTTCGGCTTTGTTCCCAGTCTAGCTCCGGGTTACCTTCAACCACGCCGATAACGGTTTGAATTTCCTCGACAAATACAAACTGCCTAGTCTGTGTTCGAGGGTTTTCTATCTCGCCGCTATCGACATATGGGTACCAGTTATCGCCTTCACCTTTAAGTCCTTGCGGACCAAAGATAATTGCCTCGGCATCAAAATCCCACTTAACGTACATCTGCATTTTAACGAGCCCCCATCATAAAACCGGAGATCTCGTACAAATAATCAGCAGTGGTGCTGCTGTCGTTGTCATTAATTCCAGAAGAGCCGGTTCGAGTCACTTCTACCTTCATATCTACCGTCCCCGTGGTCTTGTTTGACAGAGATCCGCTAACGGCAAACTGAGCATAAAGGCTCGTATTCGCCTTAAATCGGGTTTCTCCAACAAGCTGCCAGCTACCACCGCTACCGACTGATATCGTGTCGCTTGTTGAAAACGTGCTCCCAGATGAAAGGGTGTACACAATAGAAGTGGTATTAGAGCTGGAGTAATAGTTCACAGAAGTAGCAGTGTGCTGTTTGCCAGTCGCAAAAAGAGAGTTTCCGACAGACACAGATCCGGTAATGTTTCCCGAAAAATTAATGATGTGCGTACCGTAGTATGACGACGAAGCTGTCGGGGTACCTATAGAGCTTGCACCGCCTGCGTTGTCCTTCATGTACATTCTGAAGCGATACGTTTTACTGTTTGTGGAGTCGTACCAGCCAGTGACGGTAGCAAACGGCTTATGGCCATTTGTCGAGTGAGTTGTAGCTGGTAGCTGTTGAGATGTTACCTGTACAGTGCCTCCGCCAGAGGCCGTATTTCCCCTAATAACCACGGTAGAAGTAGATCTAAAAGGAGAAAGAACAGCAACATCACCTACAAGGTTATCTGCGTATACAGACGTACCAGACATTACGGTGGCACTAATATTGCCGGCAGTAATTAGATTAGCGTTAAGAGCGTTTACCCTTAGTGCGCCGGTTATAGGATCTGCCGTTAGCGTTGCTCCATCGATATCAAGGAGGGAGGTGCTTATTGTTCCCGCGGTAATTTTATCTGCAGTAAGGCTGGAGATCTTCGCGCTGTCAATGGCAGCATCACCAATGAAAGCGTTCGTGATAGAACCACTTCTGATGAATGCCGTGTCCATGTAAACACCGGCAGGAACCGACTCTCCATTAATTGTTGTCGCGTTCGCCTGAACGGTAAACGGAACAATGAGGTTTGAGCTGTTACTCGGGCTGTTGGTTTGCTCATCCGTAGCACTGGGGTTCACCATTGCAAACTTGTCTGCGCGGATGATAAATGCAGATGTTGGGGTGCCGTCGTTGTCTGTATTAGATAAGCCAAATCCGGCGATGTGACCGTTGTTATCTAGCTTGACCGAGTACTGACTGGACAGCCCTCCGTCCTCATCACCAACAACTTCCTGCAACGTCTGAATCGAACTTGTTTGTCCTGAAACTGTGGCAGTAACTGTGTCAATCGCCGATGCATTAGCTGACCCGTTAGGAAACACCTCGGTATTCAGGTCGCTGACCACTTGCGCTGACGCAAGCTGTACATTTCCAGAGCTGTCAAAAACTGCGGTGGCTAAATTGTCAATTCTGCTGGCGTTAGCTGTACCGTCTGGGAAAACCTCTGTTGTCAGAGTGTTCAGATTTGCTGCAGTCGCAAGTCTACCGCTGCCATCTGAGTTGAATACCTCAGAAAACAGCCCATCTATTCGGCTTGCTGATGTTGAACCATCGCCATAGACCTCTGTCTCTAGGTCAGAAACCGCTGTAGAACTGGCAAGCTTAACTAAACCATTTTCATCAAAAACTGTTGCATCTAAAGTATCTAATCGGCTGGCACTGGTTGTCCCGTCCGGGAACACCTCGGAGGTTAAGGTGTTGACCGCCGATGCTGTAGCTAAATTCAGAGTGCCCTCAGTGTTACCCGAAACAAACATGGCTGCTGCAATGTTATCGACCTTGTCACTGATAGCGCCGTCGCCATTAACTGACGTATTAAGGTTTGTTAGCGCAGAAGCTGTCGCTAATCTCGCCGTGCCGTCCTCGTTAAATACTTCCGTAACGAGACCATCGATGCGACTGGCAGAAGCCCCGCTAGTACCATAGACCTCAGTTTCTATATTGTTTAGAGCGGTAGCACTCGCTAACTTAACTTCACCGCTGCTATCAAATACAGCGCTTTGCAGTGTGTTGATTGCGCTTGTAGAGCTTGTCCCATCAGGGAACACTTCGGCAGTAACTGTATTCAGCGCTGATGCTGTAGCTAGCTGTAAAGTGCCGGTAGTGTCAGAGCCCACAAACATTTGAGCGGCAATGTTATCTACTTTGTCAGACAGAGCTCCCGACCCATTAACTTCAGTGTTAAGGACTGTCAGTGCTGCGGCAGTAGCAAGCTCAAGGTTTCCGTCATCGTCAAAGATGGTGGTATAGATCCCGTCGATTCGACTCGCAGAAGCACCAGAAGGGCCATAAACCTCCGTCTCAAGTGCGCTCACAGCCTGTGCAGTTGCAAGCTTAATCGTTCCGTTTGCATCAAAGACCGCATTTTCGAGCGTGAAAATGGCGCTGTTAGAACCCGTGCCATTGGGGAAAACCTCGCTCTTTACTGTATCGACAACGTCTGCAACCGCCGTCAATCCTGTGCTGGGGTCGGTGAGTGTTGCGTTAAGCGTGTCTATCCGAGACGTTGTGGAGCTGGTTGGAGTCACTCCGTCGCCGTAAACCTCGGTGTTAAGCAGAGATACAGCGCTTGCTGAGGCTAAAACGGTGTTGCCATTTGCATCAAATACCGCGCCTTCCAAAGAGGTTATATCGCCCTGTATAGAGCCGACGATAGTCGAATTGCTGTCTGGGTCGTAAATCGACGAGACAGTGTTCGTCAAATTAGTAAGAGCCTGACCGGTTGCTAACCGACCGTTTCCATCAGAGTCGAATACCTCTCCCTCGAGGCTAGTAATGTCGCCCTGTATAACTGAAATCTGCGTCGTTGCGTTGGGGTCGTCGGGGTCATATATAGCTTCTATGTCTGAAGTAAGACCGCTCAAAGCCACCGTCGTTGCCAGCTTGACGTTACCGTTAGCATCAAAAACAGCGCCCTCTAAATCGGTGACGTCCGACTGAAGTACACGTACTAGGCTAGTATTGTCATTTGGGTCGTAGATCGACTCAACGTCATTCCTAAGTCCGCCCAAAGCAGTCGCAGTAGCAAGACGACCGTCTCCATCATCATCGAATACCTCCGCTTCTAGGGATGTCACGTCACTTTGCAAGACCCTTACGATGCTCGTGCTGTCATCCGCGTCGTAGATAGCCTCAACGTCGTTTACCAGTCCCCCTAGTGCAGTAGTTGTTGCCAGCTTGACGTTGCCCTGAGCGTCGAATACAGCCCCCTCGAGAGACGTCACATCGCTCTGCAAAACGCGGACGATACTGGTGTTGTCGTTGGCATCATAGATAGCTTCAACGTCGTTCTGTAACCCACCTACTGACGATGTAGTGGCAAGTCGAGCCGTGCCATCTGTATTGAAGACTTGGCTTTCGAGTGACGTAACATCGGACTGCAATACCCGAACCAAACTGCTTGCGTCGTTAGCGTTATAGACAGCCTGAAGGTCTGACACGACGCCAGATAGTGCAGTTGTTGTTGCTAAACGAGCCGATCCGTCCGTGTTGAATACTTGTCCTTCGAGACTTGTAACATCTGACTGCAATACTCTAACGAGACTGTTGGCATTATCAGCGTCATATATCGCCTCTACCTCATTACGCAAGCCGCTTAGCGCTGTTGTGGTTGCAAGCTTTACACCGCCATTTGCGTCATATATATCAGCCTCTAAATCGGTAATATCCGACTGAATTACTCGGACAAGCGATGTGTCATCGTCTGCGTCATAGATCGCATCTACGTCATTTCGCAGACCACCTGTTACTGAGGTGCTCGCAAGCTTGACGTTGCCATTAGAGTCATAAACATCTGCCTCAAGATCGGTGATATCTGATTGAATGACTCTTACTAAGCTTGTGTTGTCATTAGGATCATAGATAGCTGCAACGTCATTGGTTAAGTCAGACACAGCCGAAGCCGTAGCTAGACGCGCATTGCCGTTGGGCAGAAAAACCTGACCCTCAAGGCTCGTTATATCTGACTGAATGCTCGAAACGATTGTAGTTGCAGTGGCATCGTCAGGGTCATAGATAGCCGTAACGTCGTTTTGCAGCTCACTAAAAGCAGAACCAGAAGCGAGCTTTACTGAGCCGTCTTCGTTAAATACAGCACCCTCAAGGTCCGTTATGTCGCTCTGGATGGAGGTAATAGTTCCGCCCTGCGTGGTGACAGTCGTATCTAGCGCACTAAGAGCGGTACCTGTCGCTAGGCGCAATGAACCATCAGCGTTAAAAACCTCTGCGTTTAGATCGCTAATCTCACTTTGGTTATCTGCAACTCGCGAGTCGGCAATGCTCACCCATGACTTAGTTCCATCACCATTGTCGTCCATCCATACATAAGCTTTGTTGTTGTCATCGCTGTCGTACCAGCGTGAAAAAGCAGGAATAGGGTCCGACGTAGAATCGGTAGGAGCAGATGCCTGAACATAAACGCTAGATGTACCAGCAGTCACGTCGGCAAGGGCTTCATCCAGATTCTCCAGCGATGTATTGATCGAGGTGATCGAACTGTTAATAGTCGTAATTGAGCTGTTAATGCTGCTCAGGCTGGTGGTGTGATTACCTACCGTGCCTTCAGCGGAGCCGATTCTGCTTACTAGCGAATTGCCGCTGTAGCCAGAGGTGTAGCCAACAAACGTTTCTAAGTTACCTGCTAGCTGATTAGCCGAAGTGGCTACTGAGCTAGCTGAGGATGCTGTCGATGACGCGGCATTGGCCACTGATTCAGTATCACTGAGGCGAGACACCAGACTACTGCCTGAGTAGCTGTTTATGTAGCCGGTAAATGTCTCTAGATTTGTGGCTAAAGAACTGGCAATTGATGCCGTCGACTCTGTAGTCGAAATTCTAGAAAGTAAGTTGAGTCCGCTATAGTTATCTGTGTAGCCGGTGTAAGTCTCAATCGACGTCAACAATGAATCGATTGTCGGGATCTGCGCGATCGGAGACGCTAGTGATTGTGCCAGCTCGCTTGATGTAATCTCGCCCTCCAGCAAATCCAGTAGGATGGCTACATCTTGCTGAGTCGTACCGTTAACACCTATGGAGCTATTAAAGGGGCCTATGTCATCGAGAACATTTACCGCTCGCACCCAATAGTAAAAGCTTGCACCCGGACCGGTAGGATCAGAAAACACCCCAGTAAAACCAGAAACCCGGGCAAGTAGTGTTGCATCAGCAATGCTGTCGCTGGTGTGACGAAACACCTCTACAAAGGCATGGCCAACGTAATTCTTCAGATCCCATGTGAGGATGATGTTTTGAAATGCACCAGAGGCGGTCAGGCTTGTAGGCGCTGGAGGCGCCTGAATCCCACCCGTCTCTGTGACAGGGACAAATCCACTGCTAGTGCCAAGCAAACTCTGGCTGGCATTTGACTTAATACGAACAAGATTGGTGTCAACTAAGTCCTTAAACGTTACGGCACGGTCTAAAGGACTGCCCCGGTGACCCATCAGGACATCTAGACCTTCCTTTACAGTCTCTCCAAAGCGCTTGTCGTGAGCATTCCAAGTCGGAGGTACAGCCATTACGGCCTTTTTCTTAGCCATTGATTTCTCCAGCGGACTCGTACACACACACCTCATTGATCGGATCGGAGCCGCTTAGCTCGACTTCAAATTCTTTGGCCTTGTATCCCGAAGGTAGCCTAAACAATGCTTCGCTGGTTACTGTCTCTGTGTGCTTCAATGCGCCGTCTGCATATAGCTTGAAGGTGATTCCTGAGCCGTAGCTATCAGCTTCAACCTTCGCCACGCCGAGGTTGATGGGCCTGCTGTTATAGAACTTTCTAGACTTCCACGTATATGAGAGGTTAGTGCCGGCAGCAAACTTCTTAACACTGCCATTAACAACGATGTATAACTCATCTTCTTCTAGGTCGTTGAAGCCGGCGGTAGCATAGAAATCAAGGTCGGTGAGGGAGTTTTTTCCTCCCCGCGGATCAAAAATAAATCCTTTCTCAGTAGCCCCGTCCTTGTAGAAGCCGATGTAGTGACCCTCCCACATGAAGGCAATGATCGAAGAGGGCGCTAGTTCCTGCCACTGATCTCGAGTCAAGATGTCCTCAGTTACCAGTTTGAGCCCGTTGTCTGTAGCCATTACCAATCCATCTGGGCTGGCGTACATAACGGATGAACCCATATCGACCACAGATCGGCTAGATACGCACGACAAGGTGGAGTCTATTTCTGTAAGGGCCATAGTCGCCGGGTCTACGCCAGACGCTAAGAAAGGTTTTTCTTTAGTTAAGATAAGAAGGCCCATCTGAAGTGGTGCAAGAGCGACAATGTCCGACTTAACACCCAGCTTGTATTCATCAGGGAATGCGTGAGGCAAATACGCCTCGCTGAACGAAACCGTTCTTCCTGAGAATCCTGCAAACACTCCGTTAGGCAGCGCAGTCAAACCCAAGAGCGGACCGTCCGGATGATCTGCCGAAACATCATCTGGTGGAGCGTCGAAGTTAGCCGATGTGATTGCCTCTCCAAGCTGCTGCTCTGACAAAGAGTCTGTGTACGACGTTGTTGCAAAGGTCACGTCAGCTACGAACCGGAATGTACCAGTAGTGTCGGTGCGATAAATCCGCTTTTTGGTTAGGTTGTAGTTTCCGCTCACATTGGTTGGGAAGGTGAGCACCACATTTTGATCACTGTATACGTCTACAATTTGGTCAGATAGAGCGTCACATGGCTGGCCTTCTTCTCCGTAAGCTGTAACGTACGTGAAAACGTACGCCCGAGACTGAGGAATTTCTTCGTCCTGTTTTTCTGTAGTCGTGTCGGTTGCGACAGTAGATATGTCTGGCGGCTTTGGAACACCCAATCGATAGTAGGTGTTGTTGCCGACAATGGCGCTAGTGGTCATCCGGGGATAACCGGTTGATCCGCCTATCCCAGAAACGTAAATGCGCTCATGAGGATCTTCAGCGAGAGGGGAACGAACAATATCAAGAGCAGAGTTACTGCCAATCCATATGGAAGAATTGAATTTAAATAACGTCTTAGTTGAACCAGTAATAGCATAGGAACCAACAGGGGTGATCGTCGCAGTCGCATTGTCCTTCCAAGGCTCAAGCCTTCCTGAATCTAAACGTACGTTGGTTGCTGTTTGCGCCATATCTTCAGGCAGCAAACGAGCAAAGATCTTGGGCGCCTTACCGCCAAATGTTCTTAGTCTAAATCCTGTCACTTTCGCCTCCATACACGGATTCCATACACCGCACTAAACACAGCGAGGATGAGCCACTGATACCATTGAGGTGTGAGAGACAGAGCTTTAAATCCATTCACAACATAAGGCTGCATCTGAGGGATGAAGCTCATAACAAGGGGGATGCTTAAAAGCAGAAGAATAAACTCGTCTTTCCAGCCCGAGTTTTTTATTTGCTCGAGCTCCCATGAGTTGTCAATTTCTTGACCCCTCTGCACCATTTCGATTCGGGTTTTATGCTTGAGTTCGTCTAGCTCAATCTTCTTGAGCTTCTCATCGTGCTTTCGCTGAGATCGGTTGTCGACCGCGTCAACAACTTTACCGCCAAGACTGCCAAGCAATGAGCTAACAAGGCTCATGGCTACCTCCAGTTAAGTTGGCTAATCCGTGCGGTTAAATTTCATTTAACAACTTTGTAAGCAATTGATATCAAAGGCTTATCTGTATGTCTATTTTAACTACCTCCCAGAGGATTGGTAGCATCGATGGCAGTCCAAAGGTCATTCATATCCCGCTCAAACCTTTTAAGTCGCTCATCGATCGTACTTAAGGCGTCAAGCTTGCCCGACACCCGCAGCTCTGTCTCGGACGACGTCTTCTCTACAGACGCTATCCGGTCTCTTATATCTAGCAGCTCCTGCTGTGCGTCCATAATTTGCATCAGATTGGCGCCTAGCTCAGCAAGCTTACCCTGCAGATTCTCAACATCTGCCGCAGTCATTGCCTGCTCCATACCGGCTAGCTTCTTATCCATGTCCTGCAAACGGATGGCGTTAGATTCGCGTAGGTCGTCAAACCTTTTGGCCAAACCTTCTGCTTGCGTGGTAGCGGCAATAACCGCCTCAGACTGCTCGTTTAACTGAGCAAAGAACTGAGACGCCGCCCAGATACCGCCACCAATCGTTGAGGCAAATGACAACACAATAGCGATCCAAACGCCTTTTATCTGCGTGCCGCCTACATTTAACTCTAAGTCTTCAAGGGCCACCGTTTAAACACTCCTCTTGGTTTGCCGCGAACCAGCAACCGCCTTCCGGGGACGTGATCCAGAAGTCGTCTGTCTCAGCTTCAGTTAACACGTCCTCTGCAGAGACAAAATAGTTGCCGACCTGCAGTCCTTGAATGGTGCTACCACCGTCAAAAGACACCCATACAGCCTGAGTGTCTAGGTCAAAGAAAACTGACGCAGCTTCCTCGTATGTAACACGCATGTCGGACGCCATGTCGTTTGCCTGCTCTAGAAGCGTTTCATCTCCCGCAACGGCCATGTACGCAGCAGCTGTTTGTATTGCCGCCTCTGTGTTTGATAGGGCATCGTTGTACTCGGTAATGTCAGAGTCCGTAAGCGTTACGTCGTTTGCCGCCATGAACTCTTGCAGCTCCATCGCCTCGCGCTGATCAGGCGCTGCTTGAGCGTCCTGAGCCATCTCATTAATCGTGGCAACCATGATGACTTGCTGAGCGGCCTCTACATAGGCATCGATCATCTCGGACACAACGTCCATAGCCTGATCGGCCTGATCTTGGAAGTACTCGTCTGCACCGGGGTCGTAGGTGTAAGTGGCTGCTGCTACTGCGGCAACAGCTTGGTTGTAGGCGTTTTGCTGTTCGGTAGTTATATGACCGCTCTCAGCCATAGCAGGCGCAATGTTACCGTCCCATGCGTAGGAAGAACCTCCAGCAATCGTTTTGATACCGTAGGCAAACGTATCGCGAATACTTTGCGATGTGTCGACCAGATCATCAATCTCCGTTGCGCTTAGTGGTGCGGAAGCGATCGCTAATACTGCCATCAGACTCCTCAACTTCATTGCTATTTCCCCCCGCTAGTAACTCGTCGTAAAACTCCTTATCTTCCTTGTAGTCTGGTATCCACATTTCTGGATTTGACTTCACTTCCAGCAAAGCCATCTTGCCAACCAGCAATCTGCCACCTCTAATAATGGGGCAGGGTGTTGCGCTCATAAACATGGCCCGCCAAACCTGAGCGTTCTGGCACATCAAGCTAACGCTTGCCACCTTCATGCCCATGTTTGATAGCGTGATCGCATTGAGCCTGCGATTACACTCGGTATCCTGAACATATTTACCTGACGAGATACCCACCGACATCAACTGTAGCCCACCTGACAAAGACTTCAGACACGACTGCTGCCCGCTACTCATAAGACTAGGGCTAACTGCTGTCGTGACGGGCATGGATCGTGATCCAGCTCCGTTGTATGTCTTAGTGACGTTGCCGTTATTGGAGTTCGACGTATTAAGGTCGCCCTCAATATTAGTGTCGTCGCCGCCCTCAAAATCAGGCTCGTACTCGCCGTCTCTTGTAGGCGCTGGGTCTATATCTGGTACCGGCTCAATTTGCGCAAAAGCCAAACTTGGAACCAACATCAGAGCCAGTAATTGCTTCATGCAAAGGTTACGCCACCCAAGGCATGCCATTAGCAGACACAGGATTCTTGTCTGCTTCAATCTTGGCAGTTAGCGCCACTTCAGTAGCGTCTTGATCTACCTCTGCGTGTACCCAGCCCATAACAACTTCTTCTGTCAGGTCATCGTAAGCAACGAAGTCATCAGCATCAGCGTCAGGCGTTAAGCTTACAGTGCCGTAAGCAGAGGCAGTGTGGGTCACAGCGTCATCGCCAGCGCCTACGGTTTCTTCTTCAGTAACGCGCCAGTGGGCAACGGTTACACCGCCGTCTGCCACGTTGTGCTCAAGGTTTGCGATAATCCATGTAGCCATTTCTTAATTCCTCAATCTACAGCGTCTTTAACTGCTTGGGGGGTTTCATCAACAACAGCCTGAGCTGCTGCACGTTCTTCGTTGTCTTGTGTAATAAGAGGATTCTCGATGGTCTCCTCGGTAGGCTCTGCCTCTGGGTCGTCTCCGTACACTGTGCGTGTAACAGTAGCCTCTAGCGGCTCGATGGCTGCTTGAGTAACGACTTCTTCAAGCACATCTTCCATCTCACCCGTTTCTTCGTTGAAGACTTGCTCGCCTGTAGGTAAGCTTTCTACGACTTCTTCACGACCTACGGATAGCTGGTATTGTTCTAAACGTGCTTTGGCAGTTCTGTAATCGTCAGCCTGTGAATTAAATAACTTCTCTGCTGCGGCGTCTAAGATGTCTTGAGGCACATCGCCGATAGTAGTTCCGCCTGTAATAGTTTTAGGGAACCGCTCTTTAACGTCTGCAACATGGTCTTCCCATGTGCCGTCGAACTGCATACCAAGTTGGTCACCTGTAGAGGCGTAACCATCTGGTCCTGTGCGTAGAGCTACATAATCAGGCTCAGTAACGTCTGGACCTTCGGGAGTGTTGCCTTCATTAATCCAATCGAGGATTAGTTGATAATCTCTGTTAGCTGGGTTGTTCGGAACGGACATATTGCCGTTAACGAGGTAGCTATTTTCTTGTGTTTTTACTGTTTCAATAATCATGATTATAGCTCCGCGTCTATATTTAAATATCCGCCAGATAGAAGTCTTACTTCTAAAGCATTTCCAACAGTCAAGGACTGGCTCGGGTGTGTCATGTCTAGCCTTGCCCCATGTGTATTAGATCTAGCATTGAAAGCAGTGGATGTTACCCAGCCCCCTGATACATCCAATACTTCAATTTTGCTCACACCACCAACTATGGTTGTAGTCGGCTGTACTCTCTTGGGCGTGTTAAATTTTAAATAATTTAATGACCTGTAGTTTGCATACGCTAATCCATTGCAAATTAACGTCTCTGCGGCAGCACCCCCACCTGAATCAGTAGATGTATCGTATGCTATTTTTTCATAATAACGCTGACACAAAGCCAGTTCTTCACCGTATGAACGATGCTCAAAAGGAGTGGCGACGTTGCCTAGTTCTAGTTGGCAATTAGCCATTTGAAATGTGTCAGAAGTCGCCCAATCCGAATTATCACCCCACAGCTCAAAATGAATGTTGCTGTGTGTCATGCTGGACGGAAATGTTTTAGTCGCCGTATGGTAAGTCCATGACGTAGTTACTTCATGCGTGTCTAGATTAGTTACAGTAAGGTCATACTGACTGTTTCCTCCAGCAAACACGCCGCTTGCTGTGTTGGGCAGTCTACTATTAATAGTGGAGCGCTTTGATGCTTTCATCCACCAACTCATAGTAACCGTCTGCCCCGCCATAATATTAGCGCCGTTCTCTACTGGCTGATTAAAGTTGGGAGCGTTTCCTCCAGACCCAACCGTGTACCTCATAGTCTTAGCTATTTCGCCTGTAGGTAAGGTGTCCTCTATTTGTGCGTATGTACCGTCATAGTATGTAACCCAGCGGTCAGCCGTGATGTAGTTGTATGGCCCGTTCGTGGAGTCTACTACGCTAGTGCCATTACGTTGCCAGATTAAAAAATTACCATTAATCAGCAAGTTACGGCGCCCAACCCCAACTAGAGCCTGTTGCTCTTGAGGCGTCTCCGCACGAAGCATTGCCTCACCAGCTACACCCGTAGGTTTCTTAAGTTCGTTAAGCTGCTCGCGAACATTGATCTGGGGTTTTGTAATCTTGACCGTCATGTTAGTCCTCCGCGACTAAGCCGTTACTGGCGCTGATCGCCGCGCCTACAGCGTCTGTTGTGTTGTCGACTCTTCGGAGTCCTTGGAATACGCTACGTCCTGAGCTTGTACCCGCGTGGAGTAGTTCAGTATCGTCATCGTATGCGAGGGCTGTTACAGCGTCTGAGGTGCCGTATAGAGTAGCTTTGGCGTTCTCTTGGAAGAGACGCTTTTCATCGTTGTAGATTTTGGCAATTTGTTCGGCTGTTGGAGCTGTGGCGGAGATGCGCCAAAGGGCTAGGGAGCCGTCGGTGTTAGGTAAAGCAAAATCCTGCCCTATACCTAACATTACAGTACCGCTTGTGTTATTTAAGTTTCTGTTGCTGGCTAATGAAGCAGAAAGACCGCCATTAACATACATATACACCACACCACTTTGCCTAACTAGGGTAGCGAAGCGCCATGTATTATCATCAACAGCGAAACCAGAGCTCATATGGTCAAATGCACTGTAGTTATTTGCTGATGACACAAAGTACAAGTTACTTGTACCGGAGTCTATTCGTAACTGCCACTGCCCGTCACCTTGGAAGGTACCCCCAGAGGCGTCACCATATTGAATCAATCTTCGGTGCCCTGTAGTAGCGGGTGCTTTAAACCACCCCATCACACAGAAGTCACCAGTACCAAAGTCTAGGTCACTGTTATAAGGCTGTTGTAGATAGTTACTGCTAGAGAACCCACTATACGCCACAAGGTCAGCGCCCGTTGCTACAGCCGTCTTAGTGACTGTGCCGAATACTTGGAGACCGTTGCGATTAACACTGCGGTCTTCTTCTGCTAGGCGTACTGAGATGTTGTCAAAAGTTGCAGTATTTCCAATTCCAGTTGTCGAAACTCCTAGCTGAATTGCTGTACTCGTATAACGGGCTTCAAACGTAAGGCTATGAACCCCTGCTGTACCTAACCCAATGTTAAAATGGATATTATCAACGTGAGCAAAATTAGCACCAGAAACACCTTCATACGAAAAAACATATGTTTTACCGACTTCAGTAGTCACTGTAGTGTCCAAACGAGTCCTATCCGCTACAGTATTTGTGAGAACAAGTTGACCGTTTGTTGAAGTCGCCGTGCCGTTAGAATTTACTGTCCATCCGTTAACATTGCTATCAAACGTACCATTAGTAACCAACTCAGACCCAGTAACATTCGTAGTATCAGTATCCGAAAGGGTAGCTAACTTGATGTCGCCCGGCATCCAGCCTGTGGTGTAGTCTGTATCAATTTCACAGCCTAGCGTTGTTGTAATGCTGTCAAAAGAATCCCAACGACGAATACCTAGATGCTGGCCCGTATCATTTCTAATATAAGTGGCGATCGTATGGTCATCTATAATCGCTGCAGAGCCAGTGCCGTTGTTATAATAGTGAAGTACTGGCTTAACACTCGTACTGAATTTACCTTCCTCTGCAAGAAGATTAAAGGTGCCATTGCTATACTCCATCAGCGCATAACGATAGTTAGTGGTAGCACAGCTAAAGCGCAGGTGTTGGTGATCAAGCCATTTGATCTGTTTAATTTGGGTTCGCCCAGTGTAATTGTAGACGACACCGTTATTCTCAATGATGCTGATACCGCCATGAGTAGCAACCGCTATGGTTGGCACAGGTAGTCCAGTGTCAGCGTCTATAGGTGCGTTGGGGAGGACTGTCACTGCAAGATCATTTACAGCCAAATCACTGCTCGGCCCTGCGTACAGAGCAGTGGTTCTATCCCCTAGAGATGTGAAATTATTTGATGTTAATAGGCTGTCGTGTCTACCTTGTTTGTAACTTCCAAATACTCCAACGATATTGCTGAAAAAGTAATCTGCCACAAAGTTTAGTTGGTACCAACCGTTGCCGCTGTAATTAAAGATAGAATCTCGTTGGGATCCGAAAATAGAACCATCACGAGCGGTAACACTTGCGGCGTAACCGCTGTTATGGGTCAAATCAGCGTATTGCGCCCACAACGGCATGGCAGGATCGTCACCGTCATATATCCTTATTATGTTACCAGTGTGTACCAGCACAGCAACAGCAGGGAACTTCTTAGTTGCACCACGAGTGCTAGTGTTCAGCGTCTCGTTGTACCAGCTAGTGTTTTGTGTGCGGTGTCTCCATGCACCACCGTCAGAATCCTTGCTAGTGTCATAGACGAATATGTCTACGGCTGTGTCAGACTTAGACTCAGCGATAGCTTGGAGATCTAGGGTGTTGGTGCTAACTGACTCAGTGTTGACGGTGCCTGACAGGTAGAGGTCTTTGAAGCGATAAGAAGAAGTTCCCAAACTAACCGTGTTGTCTGCTCTTGTCGCATTTCTTAAAGGAACATGTGCAAAAGCATCAAAACTAATGCCTGAATGATTAGTTTCTCCGTTGACTTGAAAGCCATGAGATTGATAGGCAATACTACCGACTTCGGTGCCGTCTTTGCGGAAGCTTACAATGTCCCCATCGTTGCCTGTTCTATTTAAATAAGCGGCAACTGCACCGACGCTGTTTCTAATTTGCCCTGTCGGAGTAACGTACAAACCGTTTTCTGTAGAGCTTGTATAAAGGTTGGAGTCAGTGGTTCCAAGCATCCAGTTGCCAGAGCTATCTATTCTTGCTGTTTCAGTGCTTCCGTTAGCAAATCTTACATAGCC